TCGCCACCATCGTAATCTAGGCCGAGCTGCCCAAGACGGTCAATTGTCTCAAAGTATTCCTGAGCATAAGCATCCCAGCCCTTCTCGAAGGTCATATCGTTATCGAGGCGCATCAGGTGAGTCGCCTGCGGATATATCGCAAGTCCGGCTTCCCAGCCGATATTGCACGCCTTGCCCGGATAGTAGTTATCAGGGTTCAGTACTACCATATCAATCTTGTTGCGTTCATAGACACGTTGCAGATATTCCGGTGTCCCATCCGTGGAAGCATTATCTACAGCCACAAGGTAATACGGCGTATCAATGGTAGCGAACAAGCTCCTAAGTGTTCGTTTAGTGTACTCAAGACGATTATAAGTTATGAGACAGATAAGCAACTTCATATTGTTACCTCGCTATCATCAATAATCGTGTATCGTTTCGGCGGATAGCTACCGAGTCCAGCTGCTACCAGCTTTTCGGCATGGCCTCTCGTCGTCGTAACGCCACCCGTGGGCGTGTCTACAGTCACCAGCTTAGTTTGTGCCCCTTTAGCAACCGGCTGGCTTTGGAGAGCCTTTAAACGCTTATTATTCACGACCTTCTTCCAGACTTCGATATTATGAGCACCATTGTTACTACCGGCCTTGCCCAGTACAACTAGTTTCCGTTGTGCCAGCTTACCCTTGATGACTTTAATCATAACACCGGTCTTCCAGAGTTTGATACTGAAGGTAATATCATGCGTCCCGTAGCCCGGCGTATCATCATAGCTACCGGTCAGCTTGACAGCTTCGCCGTAGTTCAGCAGTGTCCAGCGTATTTTGTCTGTAAAGAATGGCTGTTTCAGACTATCGAACACTCGCCGTTTGACCAGCAGGCAGCCCGTACCACAAAAGACTACCGTTCCGCCTTGGTCGTAGAATACTGCCCCGTTGCCCTCTTTCGTCACTGGATAGTCAAAAGTCACGGCATTAGCATCTGCCTCTAGCATCTTCTTGAGCGTGTCAGGCGGTAGGACCATGTCATCCTCTACCAGCCATAGATGGGTAACGTCAGGGTCTTTTAAGGCTTCGGTGGTCGGTGTCTCGAAGCACTCCGGTATCGGCTTCCGGTGGCTGAAATATATCTTGTGTGGTATACCTCTGAGGTTATTTAGTATCTCCTCGGCTGTTTTAGAGAATATTAAACCTCTAGATGGTAATATGACGGCTACTTTAATACTACTTGACGACATTGAACTGCCTCCCATCATTCAAATATGGCTGGTTATCGTCTGTATAAGATATAAACGGCGGTATATCCTCCCAAAACTTAACATTCTTGACCCTGTTAAGCGCTCCACGGAACAGGGCACTGTTCTCGGGGTTAATCATACCGGATACCAAGTCACGTCCTACCTCTGTCAGTTCGATAATCTCATGCTGACCGTTATTGGTATGCTTTTCACCCAGTTTAACCAACTTGCGTTGCCCTGCCGTCCTATCCATGACCATTATCGGCATACCGGCAGAGTAGCAGACCAATCCGAAGTTGAGATCATGCAGGCCGTAATGCACCTTATCGAGTTTTCTCGGCCAAAAGTGTAATGTGTCCTTATCAATGAACGGGTCGAATGTCCGGTCTGTTCGCCATATCGGCTTCGGTATGTTCTGTAGTACTTCTTTGGCTACTAAAAGGAAGCCTGTACCTGTCCAGTAAGCCATCCCTTGTGGATCGTGGAGCACTGTAGCGTCGCCCTGCTGCTGGAATGGGTAGTCGAGAGCTACAACCGGATAGTTGGCCGCAAACATTTCTTTCAATATGCCCTTCGGTATCAGCATGTCATCCTCACAGAAAAGCACTGCAAAGACATCGGGGTCTTGCAGTGCTTTTTCGGTCGGTTCGTTGAAGCAGGCTGGCAAGGGACGCTCATGAGCAAAATAAATCTGGTAATTGAAACCTTCCAACTCACCTAGTAGTTCTTCTAGGGTTTCACTAAACAACAATCCCCTACTCGGCAAGACAACTGCCAGTTTATCAGGCTTCTTCACCGGACTTCTTGAATTCCGCCGTAAACTCATCTTTCAGCTTAATATAGTATTCCATCGCCGGAGCAGTCTGGCGTAAATCACCCTCGTATTGACGAAGCTTTCCTTCTATTGCGGCCTTAGTATTCTCATCTTTAGCCTCACCAAGCGCACAAGTGGTCGCTACAATATCACATAATAGACGGTTACAGACTTCTTGCATCGCTTGAACCTGCTCTTCAACAAAGGCCAGTTTCCGGCGGATATGTACCTGTTTCTTATCGGTTATACCGAATCTTTCGGCTGTCTCATTATAGATTGCTAGTGGTGATGTCAAGTTGGTACCCTCCGGTGTTAGTTATGCCGAAAGTGTAACAAATAAAGCAACGATTGTCTACATTCCGCTAACGTCTTTGCCCTCCCAGTCGGCAGCCTTCTGAGTGTTGTCGGTAATCTGGTCATACGCTTGCTTGATTTGACGGTACTTACCTTCTGCCGATACACCCGAAAAACCGCCGTTGCGGCTCCGGACGCTTTCCTCAGCCAGCTTCCATGTGTCTTGGTCGATGTTGTCACCTTGCGGTATGTCCTGCTTAGGTGCTGGGTCGTTAGTGCTACTGAATTGAACTCCTGATATTGCTGCCATATTGTTAATCTCCTTAAGGTTGTATTACCAGTATATAGCAAAAGGGAGGCTCTCGCAGAACCTCCCTAAAGCTTGCCTTAGCACATTCTAGTGCTTCAGGACGAATCCGAAGTTGGAACGAAGGGCGGCCGTACCGTAGAGGACATCTACAGTGACCAACCAACCGAGGTGCTCCTGCTTGTACTGAGCCTGTGTGCGAGGCTCCATCTGCAGTGCAATCGCCCAAGCTTCCTTATGGAACATCAGGGTGTTGTACTCGTCAGTAGCGGTGTCAAGGTAGACGAGGTTCTGGCTGACGAATACTTCGTAGCCGTAAATCTGTCCGATCTTACCGTTTTTGATAGAGTTGCTATCACCACCGACACCAAGAGCGTCATAGCGGACGTACTTGTCGATAGCCAAGAACTCGCTCTCGCCTTTAGGGTTGGTAACAATGACACGGTCGGTACGAGGTGCCTTGTTGTCACCGAGGTAGCGGTTGACGGTCAGGATGAGGTTGTCGTTCAGGGCGGTGCCGTAAGCGCCGTAGGCCTGTCCTGCAGTCTTCCAGGCTGCTGTCATGTCGGTAGCCAGGTTGCTGTCAATCTTCTCAGCGATAGCGTAGGCTGCGGCCTGCGTGTAGTCAGAGCGGATGTCGTAAGCTGACTGGACTTTAACGAGGTCTTCGATCACGAACGAGCTTTCATAGTGCTTGTTCAGGGTGATGGTTGTCTTCGTCTCGGTGTTGTAGTTCAGGGTAACGACAGTGTTCTGCGCTTTCAGGTTAGCCGAGATACCCGATACGTTCGGAATCTCAAGCGTCTGACCTGAGCTTTTGACTTCGGCGTCGTAGTGTTTGATGAGGGGAAGAAGGACGAGGTTCGACTTAACAAACATCAGGACTTCTTTGGACCATACGTTTGGTCGGAATACGGAAGCGGCGGTTGCACCGACGTTAGCGGTGCCACCATATGCGGCTGTTACTGCCATTGAATTAATCTCCAGTTATTATCAGCCGGTCATAGCTCTGTTGATAGCATCACGGTTGGCTTCAAACCATTTGAGGTCATGGCTACCTACTAGCTGGTCAACATTCTGTGGTGTAATGCTCGGTTCACTTGTGGGAGCTGAGCTGACCGCATTGCCACGAGGGACGGCTGCTTGTTGTTTAGCGGCTAACTTCTCAAGAGCCTCACGGCCTCCTTGAGTTTTGAGGTTGTCACCATCCTGACTCTTAGCTATTGCATAGCTGGCCTTCAAGATAGCTTCCGGCGTACCGTATAAGCCTGCTGACTGGGCGATTTCTGACATCTGTGACTCGTATTGACGAGCTTCAGGGTTTGACTCCCAAAAGTTCCGTATACTGTCACGGATTTCAACACGTTGCAGGCGCTTCAGGACTTCAGGGTTTTCACCCGTAGCCTCGGCGACCTGTTCGGCGCTTACGTCACCCATCTGCGTCATTGATTTCTCAAGTTCGCTGGCTTTTTGGTAATTGCGGGTAGCTTCGGATTGAGCCTTCAAGCCTATCTGAGCTGCTTTAATTGCTCCGGGGCTGTCAAGTTCTATACCGTTACTACTAGCGTACTTCTGGAGCTTATCGTCTACTTCCGGTAGGGCAGTATCTGCACCGGTAGTAACGTCTGCTACTTCAGTCTGCGGTTCGTCGGTGGTAGTCTCGACCGCCGCTTCGCTACTGTCCGTCTCATCTGGTGCGACTAACGCCTGTCCCTGATCGTCTACGGCAATACCGTTGATAATCTGTGGTTCAGAAGCCTGAATGTCGCCAGAGTCCACGGCAGCACTATCGGTAGTGGTGTCTTCTGCCATTGTATAACCTCATGGTTGTTATTGTTAATGTGTGGGTCATAGACCCGTCTGAACAGTAGCATTCACTCTACTACTCAGACTGGCTTATGACTGTACTGATGTGTTCGATAATCTCCCTTTGTCCGGCACTCTTACCTAACGGAAATAGATTCTGTTGGTCCTGTGCGTCACTGATGTTCCTCCGCTCCATAGATTCAAGTAACTGCATGAATTGCTGACCTGCCTCATTCTTAAAAAAGAATCCTTGATAAGCTTTTGCTAACTCTACCGGATTCATGCCGGTGCTCCAGATAACTCAGGTGTTTGCAATAGCTGCTGCAGTTCTTCTTCGGTAATATCTGGCGGTAACTGTGCCAGTATCTCCGGTGGTATAGCACTGGTCATGTCCATACCCTGCGGCATCTGCCCTGCCGGAGCATTCGGGTCGGTTGGAGCGCCGGGCATACCGCCGGGAGGCATAGCCGGGGCAGGATTCGGTACGAAGGCTTCTTCTACCTCGTCCGGTTCAAGTTCGAAGCCGGTAGCCAGTACCTTCTTCTTCAGCCACTGCTGGTTGACATCAGGGTCGTTTAAGAATGCGGCTAACATTTCCTTAGCTGCTGCTGCCTTCTCCTTCTTCTTGTTCTCAATAACAATGTCAAGCTGAATCTTTGGCTGGTACTCGCCGTCCTTAAACTCTTGAGGGTCAAACTCTTCAATACTGGAGCTTTCCTGACCACTGACCCGCACTGACTTGATATCCGTGACGTACAAGCGAATCATGGCAAAGACGATACGAGCGAGGCGGTGGAAGTAGCCGTTCTCAAGCTGTGTCACCTTCAGCCCGATTCGCTGCCCTGCTCCGGCCACCTGAGCGTTAATCTCAGTAGCGGTAGCCTTGCCACCCTCAGCCGGTGCTCCCTTGACGACCTCGTTGACACCAGTCGTCTCCCGAATTTCGTTCTTGATGTTCTGTATCTGTAAAAAGGCGTCAGGGGGGATAGTACCACGCTGAATCGGGTTGATAGCATCCTTAGCAGCCATATAGGTAGCACCCGGTAAGTTTCGAACCTGTCCTTGCAGGTGCGGATACTTCGGGTCAATCGTGTACTGCTGATTAATGGTATACGTTAGAGCGTCCGCCAATTGGTTCGTCAGGTCGTTTAACTGCTCCTGTTGTCCGGCTATCGTATCAACCGTGGACTTAGCGTAGAAGAGGGAAGGGTCAACGATATCACGGTCATCAGCGAAGGGCATGATTCCCTTGGCATACTTGTTGCCGTTCTGTTTGCCCTTGGCCTTGTAGTAGTTCTCTGTATCTTCAATAACGGCACAGCGGTTAGCAATAGTGATAACTCTGTCCTCAGTCCAATACTCCAAACATTCCACTTGGTCATCAGCTGGCTCTTGTATAGTACTGCCATACCACATGTCCTTCTGTTCTTTATCGGTATAGTCAGGATTCTTGTAGTCGTTGACACGATTCAAGTTCTTATACTTCGGCACCATATCACCCGTATCAGGATCAACAACCTCGAAGCTCTCCAGCTCCCCCTTCGTCGTCAGGTAGCGTCGCCCCATGAATCTCGCATTTTCAAGGGAATTCGCTAACGGATCAATGAAGAAGTCACGGATAGGCACATGGATAAGCACGGGGTGGTCCCCATCCCAACAGAAGTAATCGACAGCTGTGCCAAGCATGAACTTCAGCTTACCCGTCTCCGGTATCTTCAGGCTCCACTGGTCTTGGTCCCAGTACTCATCAAGCAAGGCGTTCAGCCGGTCGGTCGTCTGGTCGGCCTTGTCGTGGGGCGGTACGAAGTCAATGCTGGGC